ATCAATGCCTTGGCTAAATATTTTTCTGGAGTTCTTGAGGAGAAAGATTCTAGCAAAGCGAGGAAAACTAATGCTGCTAATAGGTTAGCAACTTTAATGGATAGATATCCAGGATTGATAGACGTAAAGCTAATACAAGATCTAACAGCTGCAAGGCTACATAATCAGCGTGTTGAGGATACTAAGAAAGATCTTGAAGCTACTGTACGTCTTGGAGATAATAAGCATATGCGATATAACAAGAAAGATGTAGAGCGACTTAAACTTAAATTAGATCACCGCGTAGGCAAGAAAGAGCAAGCTCATATGGCAGCGCATGCTCCAGTAAAAGATAGCTCTAGCTGGGATGGCTTAGCGCAATGAAGAAAGCTAAGAAGCAACGTCGAGATATACAGCCGAAGCAGCTTACTAAGCGGCATAAAAAGACTGTAGCTAAGAAAGTTGCAAGACGGATTGTTAAAGTGAAACGCTCTGCTCTTATAGTTCCTAAAAAGAAGAGTCTTGTTCTTCCAGGTGATCGCGACTTTTCTAAGATACCGAATCTAGCATTGCCTGATTGGGAGTCTCGCATAATTAGTGGGAAATCTTTGATTCCGCCAGCGCTGCTTGATACTTTAGATCCTATACAAGCTGATAGAGCTAGACGAATATTTTGCAACCTACGCATACCAGATGTGCTAGATGCAGCTGGTAAGCCTCCTTTATTTGGAGATGCTGGAGCTGAATGGATTAAGCAGCTCGTAGAAGTTATCTTTGGTACGTGGAATGGAGTTGATCGTCTTATAAATGAATTCTTCGTACTCATTCCTAAAAAGAATGCGAAAACGACTAACGCAGCTGGTATCATGCTGACGGCCTTGTTTATGAATAAGAGACCACGTGCAGAGTTCTTATTGATTGCACCAACTCAAGCAGTGGCTGGTCTTGCATTCGGTCAAGCAGCTGGAATGATTGAGAGCGATGAAGAGGGATATCTGCAAAGGTTGTTCGACGTCAAAGACTATAAGAGAAAGATTGTACACAGAATAACGAAGGCCTCGTTGTTGATAAAAAGTTTTGATCCATCGGTTGTTACAGGAACTAAACCGGCAGGTGTTCTAATCGACGAACTTCATGTTATTGCGGAACATGCAAATGCGGATCGTGTATTAGGACAGTTGCGAGGTGGTATCGTTTCTCAGAAGGAAGGATTTATAATAACGATCACGACGCAGAGTGAACGACCTCCAATGGGAATCTTTAAATCAGAGCTTAGAAAAGCTCGACGAGTTCGTGACGGTAAGGCTAAGCTACGAATGCTGCCGATCTTGTATGAATTTCCCGATAAATATATACCAACTCGTGAGAATCCAAAGAATGAACTTTGGAAAGATCCAACTAATTGGCACATGGTTACTCCTAACAAAGATCGTAGTATAACGATTGATCGCCTCATTGAAGAGTACAGTAAGGCAGAAGAGTCTGGTATGGAAGAACTACGGCGTTGGTCCTCACAGCATTTGAATATTGAAGTTGGACTTGCTCTGCGTGATGACTGTTGGGTCGGTGCTAAGAATTGGCTTGAGTGCGAAGCTGAAGATGTTACACTAGAAGAAATAGTCACAAGATCTGAAGTGATTACTGTAGGAATCGATGGTGGAGGTATGGATGATTTGCTATCTATTGGTGTCGTAGGCCGTGATCGTGAAACTCAAGATTGGTTATCTTGGACAAAGTCTTGGATTCAACCGATAGCATTAGAGCGTAATAAGATCAATGAGCAGCGATATCGCGACTTCATAACAGATGGTGATCTTGTCTTGATTGAAGATCCTGGCAAAGATATAACAGAGCTTGGAGATATCATCGAACTTCTGCATGAGACAGGACTGATTGATAAGATCGGTGTAGATCCAGCTGGTATTGGCGCAGTTATTGATGAGTTATCTGCGCGTGGAGTTGATACTGAGAAGAATGTTGTAGGTATTCCACAAGGATGGAGGTTGAATGCTGCAATCAAGACAGCAGAGCGCAAGATGATGGATAAGAAGTTGAGGCATGCTTCGCAGCCTATAGTTAATTGGGCTGTAGAGAATGCACGTGTTGAAACGCGAGGGAACGCAGTGTTGATAACAAAAGGAGCTAGCGGTAACTGTAAGATTGATCCGTTGATGGCGATGCTTGATGCCATCGAGCTGATGTCAAGGAATCCTCCTGCAGCCAGCCCGGATTATAAGATTCATTTCCTTGGAGAGGAGGCATGAAAAGACGTAACTTGAAGAAGCTTGCTCCTGGTGAAACGGCTATACTGCCGAAATCAGCGGGACTTAAAGAGCGAGCTTATGCAAAGCTTGTCATCAAAAGCATTGATGAAGAGCAGCGTAGAATCGAAGGTGTCGCTACAACTCCGACGCCTGATCGTTATGACGATGTTGTAGAGTCAATGGGCGCTGAGTTCGAATTGCCATTGCCTTTCTTGTGGCAACACATGTCGAGCCAGCCAATTGGGTCTGTCATTAAAGCGAAGCCGAGTGAGGAAGGAATTCCTGTCACGATTCAGATGGCGAAAACAGATACTCCTGGTACTCTGAAGAATCGTCTTGATGAAGCGTGGGAGAGTATCAAGTTAATGTTGGTGCGTGGCTTGTCCATCGGGTTCACGCCAATTGAATACTCTTATATGGAGGATACTGGTGGGTATAGGTTCATTCGATGGGCGTGGCTAGAGTTAAGTGCGGTAACCATTCCTGCCAATGCTGAAGCCACTATTTCTACGATCAAGTCATGCGATAGGAAATCTCTGCTTGCCGTGAGCGGCGCTCGGTCAATACCGAAGCAGAAACGTACTGTTGTTCGGCTCGCCGCTGTCGCGGTAGAGGGAGCCAATTCAAATCGTGAGGATGGTTCAGTGAAGATTTCAGAACAATTGAAGCGACTGCGCGAAGCAAAGCTTGCAAAAGCCGCGCGTATGGAAGAGATTCAGAAAGCCGCTGCAGATGGCAATCGCAGCAAAGATGATGCAGAGCGCGAAGAGTTCAACACTCTTGCCGATGAGATCGATGATCTTGATGATGAGATCAAGGATCTTCGTCGACTTGAAAAGGCACAGGTTGTCGAAGCGACAACCGTTGATCCTGAGCAGGAAGAGCAGGATGATGAGGAAATAGATGTCGAGGTTCCTCCTACTGGATCTGTTCGGCGATCTGTTGGGCGAGTTATTCGTGGAGCTGGCGGTCGTGATCCGCATGTGCAGACAGTAGCACTTCGCAAAGAACTTCCGAAAGGAATTCTATTTGCTCGATTCGTTCAATGCATGGGCGCTGCTCGTGGCGATACGGCTGCCGCTTGTAAGTATGCGAAGCGTTACAATGACACTCCGCATCTTTACGGTGTACTTAAGAAGATGGATGATGATCCAGGATTCAGAGATCTAATCGTTAAGGCAAGTGTCGCTGGTGGAACCACGACTGATGCTACGTGGGCAGGACCATTGCTTCAGTATAACCAGTTTGCCGGTGACTTCATTGAGTTCTTGCGTCCTCAGACCATCATTGGTCGGTTCGGGGTTGGAGGTATCCCGGCGCTTCGTATGGTACCATTCAATGTTCATATCCGTGGTCAGACGACCGGCGGAGCTGGATATTGGGTTGGGCAAGGAAAGCCGAAGCCGTTGACCAAGTTCGACTTCGAGGATGTATATCTTGGTTTCGCCAAGGTCGCCAACATTGCGGTTCTTTCGGAAGAGTTGCTTCGTTTCTCCAATCCGTCGGCCGAAGTGTTGACTCGTGATGCGCTTGCGGCATCTCTCATCGAACGTCTTGATATTGACTTCGTAGATCCGACGAAGGCAGCAGTAGCGAATGTGTCGCCTGCATCTATTACGAATGGAATCACGGCAGATAATTCGAGTGGTGCAACAGCTGCAGATGTTAGGGCTGATATCGCGACAGCGATGGGGCACTTCATCGCGGAGAATATTTCGCCAACGTCGGCAGTATGGATCATGCCGGCGACCATCGCTCTACGTTTGTCGTTGCTCCGTAACGCTTTCGGTCAGAAAGAGTTTCCGGATATCACGATGAATGGCGGAATGTTTGAAGGTGTTCCTGTGATTACCTCACAGTACATGCCGAGTGTCACTGCTGGTGCATTGGTGATTCTGGTCAATGCCAGTGACATCTGGCTTGCGGATGATGGGGCAGTGACCATCGATGCAAGTCGTGAAGCATCGTTGCAGATGCTTGACAATCCAACGAACGATACCTCGACTCCAACGCCGACCACGATGGTCTCTATGTTCCAGACGGATAGCGTAGCGCTGCGTGCGGAACGATATATCAACTGGAAGCGTCGTCGTGACGCAGCAGTTGCAACGCTTGATCAAGTCGTGTGGACTGGCGGCTGATCGGATAACCAAAGATAAAAGGAGTAGCGGCGCTCGCAATAAACTACGAGCGCCGCTTTAAAATTTATGGTTGAAAAGAAATTAACTAAGGTCGTAATTACGAAGCCTTTTCCATGGCATAGTAAGGCATATAAGACTGGTGATATCGTAGATGTCGAAGATGCCGTGGCAAAGCTATTCATTGGAGGACAATTGGCAATTACTCCTGAAGAAGCTGAGAAGCGAGCTGCAGCGAAAAGAGCTCGTGAGACACAGACCAACTCTGGCAAGGTGGATGAATCTGTAAGACGTACTCTTGGTAGACATCAAAGAGGTCCTGGTAATACGGAGCCTTACAAACGACGTGATATGCAAGTAGAGGGAACGCAGGGATCTAAAAGCGAGGATTGAGTTGTGAAATTATTCGGCCTAACACTGTTCAAAAAAGAAGCGAATCCGCCTAGCGACGGAACGCACTTTGATGATCTGCATGGTGGATGGTGGCCAGTTATTCGTGAAGGTTTTGCAGGAGCATTTCAACAGAATATCACGATTCGTCGTGAGACTTTGCTGGCCTTTACAGCAGTCTATGCTTGCGTGTTTCGTATATCGTCAGATATCGCTAAGCTGCCGATGTGTCTGAAAAAGAAGGATCCAAAGACGCGCATCTGGGTAGACATAGAGCGTAGTTCACCATTCTTAGCGGTGTTGAAGAAGCCGAATGATTACCAGACACGCATTCAGTTCCTTCAACAATGGATTATTTCGAAACTCTTAGCTGGCAACACGTATGTATTGAAGCAGCGCGATACTCGTGGTGTCGTAGTAAAGCTTTACGTGTTAGATCCATCACGCGTACGTCCATTGATAACGCCAGATGGCAGCATTTATTACGAGCTCTTTAGGGATCCTTTGTCGGAGGTCTTAGAATCTACTGTGCTTGCTCCATCTAGTGAGATCATACATGATCGTATGCCATCTATCTTTCATCCATTAGTTGGTACGTCGCCGATTTTCGCATGTGGCATGGCCGCTGCTCAAGGACACAGCATTCAAAAGAGTATGGCCTCGTTGTTTAAGAATATGGCGATGCCGTCTGGAGTTCTAACTGCTCCTGGTCCAATTAAGCAGGAGACCGCTGACCGATTAAAGGAAAACTGGGCCACTAAGTTTTCAGGGAAGAATGTTGGTATGGTGGCAGTTCTTGGAGATGGTCTGAAGTTTGAACGAATGACCATGTCAGCTGTTGACTCGCAAGTAATTGATCAATTGAAATGGTCTAGCGAAAATGTCTGCTCAGCATTCAGCATGCCTCCTTTCATGGTTGGGTTTGGTGCCATGCCTTCTTATAACAATATAGAATCACTTACACAACAATACATGTCGCAATGTCTGCAGGTGCATATCGAAGATATTGAAATCCTTATGGACGAGGGATTGGGATTAGATGTATCAACTAGTGTAGATGAGCTAGGTATTGAGCTTGACACGGATGTCTTGCTAAGAATGGATACCGCGACGCGGTTTAAAACATGGCGTGAGGGTATCGCTGGTGGATTTATGGCTCCTAACGAGGCACGCGCTAGAGAGAATTGGATGCCCGCTGAAGGTGGTGATACTCCGTATATGCAACAGCAGAATTATTCTCTTGAAGCTCTTGCTGCTAGAGATTCTGCTCCACCTTCTACAGGAACTACGCCAGCATTGCCGAATCCTAATAAGCCGGATACACCGGTAGATCCTAATGCGGATCCAAATGAAGATCCGAATGCAGAAGATGCGCAGGACAAGGGGTGGAAATTTTCCAAAGATAATTTGGAATATGCCGACCTTGCATTTCAAATTGCGGCTCTTGATTTGGCGGTAGCAGAATGAAGACGCAGAAATTCATCGATACGCTGATTAAGCAAATTGGCGATCATCTTATTTCGCCGCTTGTCAAGCGAGTTCAAAAGCTTGAAGCACGCAAGTTAGATCCTGGTCCAAAAGGGTTGCCGGGAAAAGATGGTCGTGATGGAACAGATGGTAAAGATGGTAAAGATGGTAGAGATGGAATTCATGGTGAGAAAGGTGAACAAGGGTTACAAGGATTTTCTGGAGAAAAGGGCGAATCTGGTAATAAGGGAGATCGTGGTGATGCTGGGCTATCTGGTGAAAGAGGATCCAATGGGTTAGATGGTAAAGATGGTGAGAAAGGAATTCAAGGTGATCGTGGAGAGAAGGGAGACATAGGACTACAGGGAGAGAAAGGGTTACAGGGAGAAAAAGGAATTCAAGGTGAGCGTGGAGAGAAAGGAGACATAGGACTACAAGGAGAAAAAGGAATTCAGGGAGAACGTGGAGAGAAAGGAGACATAGGACTACAAGGAGAAAAAGGAATTCAGGGAGATAAAGGACTACAGGGAGAGAAGGGTGAAAGAGGTGATCTTGGTGAGAAAGGTCTTCAAGGTGAGAAAGGAATTCAAGGAGAACGTGGAGAGAAGGGAGATGTAGGACTACAGGGAGAGAAAGGATTAATAGGAGAGAAGGGAGAAAAAGGAGACCGTGGATTGCCTGGTGAAAAGGGCGAGACTGGATTGCAAGGTGAGGAGGGAATTTCTGGTAAAGATGGTATAGATGGTAAGGATGGAGAAGATGGTAAAGATGGGCTACAAGGTGAACGCGGATTTCAAGGAGAGCAAGGTCCGTCTGGAAAAGATGGCAAGAATGGTGAAAAAGGTATTGATGGAAAAGACGGCCAGAAAGGAGAGACTGGCGACATCGGCCCACAAGGAAATCCTGGCAAAGATGGTAGGAATGGTGATCACGGCAAGGATGGTACTGATGGCACGCCGGGTGAGAAAGGTGATCAGGGTTTTCGAGGTGAGCGTGGTGAAAAGGGCGATGTTGGTGAACGTGGTTTTATTGGAGAACGTGGCGAGAAAGGAGTTGATGGTGTTTCGATTGTATTCGCTGACATCGAAGATTGGCTTGAAGCGAAGTTTGCAACCTGGCTTTTAGATTTTGAACGGCGATCATTTGCCGCTACGCTTGAAGTTATAAAGAAGTTACCTGCACCGATGAATGGCAAGGATGGTATAGCAGTCACAGATCTTACGTATGACAACATGCGTACTCTTACATTGAAGGCATCTGATGATCGTGAGATTAGCATTAAG